GAGGACTTTGATCGCTTTCATGGCATGATTGGCGATCTTGGACTACGGGACGAAAACCTGGCCGTCGAGGAATACAAGAACCTGCTTCGCGAAGCCTCGGGCATGAAGACCGAGAAGCTGGCGCACTCGGCGGGAAGCCTCTTGTCTAAGATGCCGGGCATTCAGTTTGCTCAGAAGATGTACGCCGACACCGACACTTATTGGAAGACCGTCGGATTTATCGGAGAGCACGGCAAGTACGGGGCTGCGCTTCGTGCAGCCGGCATCAACGCTGATGAGATCAGCGGCGGTGTAGCACAAGGTCTTGTGAACTCGGGCCTTGGTCCTCAGTCCTCGGCCCTTGTTGGTCGGCACGGCTTCTTGAATGTTTTGTCGGGTGACATCGTCAAAGAGACCATGCCCACATACTCTCGGGTTCCTGAGATCATCAAGGGCATTCGTCGTATCCCTGTGGCTGGTAACTTCGTAGCCTTCCCCGCAGAAGTCATTCGTAACAGCACGAACATCTTGAATCGCGGTCTGAAAGACATGGCCTTCAAGGCGTCGGATGATCTGGTACAGGAGGTTGGCGAGGCAGGCGCACGTCGTCTCGAGCGGGAGATTCGCGCGATTGGCGCAAACCGAATTGCCAGCTACGTCGCTTCTGCTGGTGTTGTCCCGACAGCCATCGTCAAGGGTAGCTTGTTGGCCAACAAGATGACGGAGCAAGATCTCGACAACATCAAGAAGTTTGCTCTGCCCTACTACATGGCAGGACATCAGGTTGCCGTGATCGGAAAGCCTAACGCCAAGGGCGATTTCATTTTTGCCGATCTCAGCTACATGATGCCGTTTGACTTTGTCATTGCTCCGGCCCGTGAGGCTCTTGAGGTGATGAGCCAAAAGGGAGAACTTGGACAGAGTGACGTGCAGAGAATCACCGCCGGGGCGTGGGCGGCGTTCACCTCCCTGATGGAGCCCTTTGCTGGAGAATCTTTGGTTGCCGAGCGGGTTATGGATGCGCTGCCGTCTGACTACTTTGGTCGTGGGGGCAAGACAGCGACAGGCGCGCGGATTTGGGATGACGTAAATGATCAGGGAACCAAGCTCCAGAAGAGCATGTTCCACATTCTTGGCGGCTTCAACCCGGAAGTCACACGTCTCTTTTTTGACATCAAGCCTGGAGGCTTGGTCCCCGGTCGTTTGACTCGAGCAGCGACAGGTGACCCGGATCGTCTCGGCAGGGTGTTGCCCGCAGATCAGGAAGCTCTGTCATTTCTAACTGGTATCCGCCCGCAACAGGGCAACCTCTTTGACTCTCTGACGTTTGAGGGGTATGACTTCACTGATCTGCGCTCACAGGCGACCGGTTCGTTCACTCGTGTAGCCAAGGCAAACGACAGCACCGTCGAGGATGTGCTTCAGGCATATACGAACGCCAACCTAGATTCCTTCCGGGCACAGCAACAAATGCATCAGAAGATTAAAGGGGCGTTGGACGTACTGGAGTCGGCTGGAGTCCCAAGGAACAAGAGGCGACTTGAGGTTTATCGCGCACTTCGTGAAGCTAAGGTCGGTAAACAGGAAGCAGCTTACCTGATGAGAGGCAAGTTCCGCCCGGTGACGATTAGTGGTCAGACGTTCCGAGACGTTTGGGCGGAGACGGCGGTGCAAGGACAAGCGCGGAAGATCGCGCGTCTACCAATGCGCCAACTGAATCGCATACAACGTGAGTTCATGGGCCGTGATCTGATCGAAGAGCCTGTTGAACCTCCGTCCGAGGACCGCGAAACTCGGACCTTGGATCTTTCGGCGGCAACGCCGACACCGAATACGGGGGCTATTTCTCCCACTGGCGCTGTTCCTCCGGCGGCGACAGCGGCCCCCGTACCTACTCAGACGGCAGCGCCTGATCCGGCGCTTCTTGGTGGTAACCCCATCGACGTTCTGAAGAACCTGTCCATCGCGCAGAGGACTGTGTGATGATCCGCTGGCTGCGTAACCTGTTACGTCCTGTTCGTGCTGCTGATCTGAGTCAACATCGGCGGTACACCACCCGCTACGAAGACCTTTGTATGTAACGAGGATCCCATGAACCTAGAACAGCTACAGATCGAACTAGCCGCCGACGAAGGATGCAAGCTCGAGATCTATCTTGACCATCTTGGCTACCCGACAGTGGGTATTGGGCACCTGATCACCGAAGATGACGAGCTTTACGGCTTCGAAGTGGGCTCAGAGGTCTCTCAGGAGCACGTCGATGAACTATTCCACGACGATGTGCAACGAACTGTACGAGATTGCGAATTATTGTATAGCGATTTCAATGACTTGCCAGAAGAGGCCAAATTGATCATCGCCAACATGTGCTTCCAGTTGGGCCGTCCTCGGCTGTCTGGCTTCAAAAAGATGAAGGCAGCGGTCGATTCCAGGGACTGGGCAGAGGCCAGCCGCCAGATGTTAGACTCCAGATGGGCTAAACAGACTCCGAATCGGGCGTCTCGGCTGTCTCGTCGGATGGCGGCGTTGGGTGATACATAAGATAGAACGCCTTACACTCGGGGCATGACAGATTCGAGACGATGAAGTAGTCCTCGTCGTCTTCGATGTCGTGGTCGCCGCCCCAGATCAGGGTTCCACCACACGCAAAGCAGTTTTGCATTCGTACTTCTCCTTCTATGCGTTAAACCCGATACTTTCGTTTTATCGGAACTAGCGCATTCTATCCAACCTCGCCCCAGTTGTCGCCAAGCTCGGCGTCCACGTCGAAGGGAACCTTCAGCCCCTTCACGCAAGTTGACATTATTTCACTGATCCGTGCTGCTTGTTCATCAGAGTTCACGTTAAAACACAATTCGTCATGCACCGTGAGGATTGGTGTGAATCCTTCTGAATAGCACACAGCCATCGCCTTCTTGGTTTGGTCGGCACTCGAACCTTGAATCAGCTTGTTCAGAGCCTTGTATGTGAACGCCGGCCTGATTGCCCCACGACCGCCATATTCTTTGGCGGCTTCTTCGAGTGGCAGAGGCTTGTGGTAGCCGAACATCTTTGGCTCCCACATGTTGAACCGGCACTTGCGTCCCAGAGCGGTGCGGATGAATCCGTTCTTCTCTGCCTGACGCATGGCAAGATCTGCCATGCCTTTCACGAACGGCACCTTGTCGTGATACTTGCCCAATAGTTCGGTCGCCTCGTCCACTTCGATGTCCATGACACCGGCCAGCTTCTTCTTGCCCATGCCATACATGATCCCAAGGTTAACAGTCTTGGCTTCCTTGCGGCTAATCCCGGCAAGCTCTGCCACCTTCTGGTGGAAGTCGGCATTCCCTTCGTGATATTCCTGCACGACCTCGGCGATCATAGGATGTGGATCTTTCAGGGACGCGCAATAGTGGGCCAGCCACCTCGGCTCCTGTGACGCATAATCAAATGATCCCCACTTGTGACCCTCTTCTGGTATAAAGAGACCACGGATCATCTTCTTTATTTCTGGATCGCGGGCCGGGATCTGCTGAAGGTTCGGGTTGGACGAAGAAAATCGTCCGGTAACTGTGCCCCCTTCATCTGAACGCAAAGGGTGAAAATCACAATGAATACGGCCATTATGAGAATGCTCGAGTATAGTCTCGATAAATGTCGTGTTAGCTTTGTTGAACTCGCGAAGGCGCACAATCTTCTGCGCGACAGGGTGCTCATGATTCGCAAGAAATGCTTTTGTAAAAGCGGGCGCATTAGACTTTTCTGTCCTTTCATACGAGAGCCCGAGCGAGTCGAACGCCTTTGCTATAGATGTGGCAACCCAGGGCTCTACAAGGATGCCAGTCTCTGCCTTTATCTCTTTAAGTAGGCCGTCCTCTCGAGACTTCAGTTCCTTTCGCACCTGCCCAGCGCGATCCACATCAACTCGAACACCTGTCTCTTTCATGTCCAGCAGCAGCGGAGTTAGCGACGACTCCAGTTCAAATATGCCGGTGCACTCGTCATCACGCAATTCCTGTTCCAAACGATCCCACAGGCGCAGAGTAACAGCAGCGTCTTGCTCGGCATATGGACCAACAAACTGACTGGGCAGTTGCCACATGCCAGACTTCGCATCCACGCCAAACACTTCTGCCGCCTGCCGCAGCAGCTTCTCATTCTTGAACTCGCTCAGATAGTCACGAGCCAGAGAGTTCAGGTTGTAGTACCGACGATTCTCGTCCAGCAGCGGAGCCGCCACCATCGTATCAATCACTCGGCCCTGAACCTCGATGCCAGCCCAGCGTAGCCAGCCCAGATCGTACAGTGCGTTGTGCATGATCTTGTCGATGTGCGGCGTGGCAAGCTGCTGCTTCAGCCAGTTGACCACCTTCTTCTCTGATATGTTCCCACCGCCCTCATGGCGGACAGGATAGTATCCTACGAAATCCCCAGCCGCGATAGCGTAGCCGATTACATAGCCGTCATTCCGACACCAGCCCGGCCCCAAGCGCATCAGGTTTGGGTCTCGAGTCTCGAGGTCGATGGCGATGCGGTCGAATCTAGTCAGGTCCGGGAAGCTCGATGGCGGTGACCACGAACCCTCAACTCCTGACGCAGCTACGCGCTTGAGTTCTTCAGCATCGAATATGTCAAACTGGTGTGTCTTTGCCATTGTTCGAAATCTCCCCTCCGAGTGCGGCATAGCCGATAATGTCTACCCACGAATCGTCCTTGTGCATGTCCTCGGCAAGCCGAGCCAGCTTCAGGCCAACCATCATCGCAGTCACCTCCGTTGGCGTGATTTTGTCGAGCAGCTTGGAACGAAGCAGCACGTTCCAAATCGTGGCGATACGTTCGTGGTTCAACAGCGCCGGACCGTAGTCCTCGGCCCTCGGACCGTTGATTAGTTCTTCTGCCTCACGCAGGAAGTGTTCTCTGTTCTTCATATTGCATACCTCACTTTGCCGGATTCGACGACGTGCAGATTCTGCCGGGCACGGGTAGCCCCGACGTAAAACACACGCGCCTCGTCGTCTGGATCGTTCTTGTCACAGGTTTTTGTGGTCTCGGTCAGAAGGAGGACGTTATCCGCCTCGCCACCTTTTGCTTTGTGAATCGTCGAGAGACGAATCCTCGGCTTCGCATCCCCCAGAATCCTCTCCCCCATCCTCCGAATAGAGGCTATGTACAGTGCCTCCTTCTCCGCCACACGCAGAACCTTGGTCCAGTGCATCTCTTTCGATACGAGCATGTTGCAGTTCTCGACGAGTTCGTCGAGAGAGTAGGCGATCTCGGGGTCTAAATTGTTGAAGCGTTTTTTCCCCTGGCGGTTGATAACTTCCTTTCTCAAGTACGAGCCAAAAGTCTTCATTTCCAGTGGGGTGAATTTTTCGCCTCTGCATAGCCGGATCCATACCTCCAGTGCGTTCAGTGTTTTCGGGGAGATGGACCAACCCGAACCCTCGCGCCAGAAGACAAAGCCTTGATCCTTGAGAGAGGCAGCGACTTTGTTGACGATGTGATTTGTACGGCCAAGAATAAGCCACTCACCAGTTCGTAGGTCCACGTTCATGATATCATGATGGAACTTGACGGTGCCAGTGTGATCATTCGGATCCCAGCTTTTATCTTGTCGCACAGCCACACGACGGATGATGCTCTGAGCTACATCGTAGATCGGCTTGGGTAGACGATACG